TATCCTCAATCTTATCGGAGTTGCTCAGCACCACCTTCTCACCAGGCGTGTTCTTCCACACGGTAGCACAAAGGGTCTTGGCACCGTCTGGTATGTCTGATATGATATACTGGCCACGCTCGAAGGTGAGGTTGATGGTCGGCACGAGCACATTGCTGATGACACTGCCGTCCTCTGCGAGGAAGAGCGAGCAAATCATGTTGGTGCCAGGGACAGCAGGGAAGCGGACACGGCTATATCCCTCTACATCGACCTTGATGACTGCGTAGTTGGTATCTGCCACGTATGACTCGCTGAGTGTCGGCTTGTTGGCGGTGAGCTTGTAGCCCTCTCGCCATCCTCCCTTGGACAGCTTGATCTCGTCGATGGTCATCTGCACGGTGTCGGCGGAGATGGACGGAACAGTCTTGTTGGTGGAGAAGCAAATATAGTGCTTCCTGTTCAGATAGTCGTTGATGCCCTTGAACCAGTGGTGCGGCTCCAGCATCATGATGTCGCCCTCGGTGCTGTCGAGCTTGGCAGCTGAGCAGTCACGCACCTCCTTGGCATCGGCGTAGTAGTTGGAGTTGTCATCGTGGAGCGGATAGTAGGTCATCTCGCCGTCGAGGTTGTTCATCACGGTGTCCACGCCCGCCATGCTGACGTTACGCTGCGTCGCCTTCTTGGTGACCTTGGCCAACACACGGTGGCGTTGGCTGAGGTAGGTCTTGATGTGACCCGAAGGCTGGTAGGCATTGCCATACTTGTAGCCCGTCTCGTTGTCAAGGTTGCTGACGTTGGCATCGTCCGCCACGCTGTCGTCGAACTCGACCACCGTGTATGGAGGCTGCATGATGTTGAGCTCAGGGTAGTGCTGCTGGTATCTCTGGAACTCCACGTCATCGATGTACTGGGTGAGCTGGTATGAGCCAACCAGTCGGCAGGTCTCGACATTGCCGCCGCTCTCATCGACACCGCCCATCTCCATGTACTGACGGAGGAGCGAGCCGTCGCCCTCCTCGTCGATGCCCGTGATGCGGATGTACTTGACGTTAGGGCACTTCGCCATGAGCTGCGTCCAGTCGATGCCAGGGCAGTTGTCAACCACCAGTCGGGTGATGTTGTCGGTGCCCTCCAAGGTCAAGCCACCCATCTGAAGCTTGGACAGGTAGCGCAGGTCGAGGGTCTGCAAGGTAGCAGGCAAGACCGCCTTGGTGAGCGGAGAGCCCTTGGCGAAGGTGACACCTGTGAGGGCGGTGTCGGAAGCGAGGAACGTCTCCAGCTTGGTGTTGTTCGTGAGGTCCATGCCCGTGAGCAGTGCGCTCTGAAGACCGCCCATGTTGAGGGAGCGGAGGTTCTTGCATCCGTCCACGATGAGGTTACCCAGCGTGGATTGCGTGCCTGCGCAGCTGATGTCGAGCGTGCGGAGCGCCGTGAGGTTGCTCAGGTTGAGCGTCTGCAGGATAGCGTGACTGACATCAGTGAGGTCGAGGCCCAAGATGCGGGATGCACCATAGATATACTGAGGGTCATTGACGATGAGGTCAGTGTCGAGGACCAGCTGCACCTGTGAGCCCTTGTCGGCTGCGAGCACTGCACTCTGATGTGGAGTGCCGGAGGTATAGCCATAACCGAAATAATACCTCTCTGATGCGGTTATCTTGATCTTTCGGTTGTCTGATCCGAACTTGTAGCCGAAGTAGCAGCCGAAGCTGTCCTTGCGGTAGGTGCCGCAGACATATTGACTGTCGAGCAGTGCAAAACGGTTCTGTATGGTGTAGCAACGGTGAGCATATCGGCTACCCTGCAGTGCATAGAGATAGTCGTAGGTCACCGTGCCCGTCGTGGTCTTGACGCCCTCGATGAGCGGAGTGACATATTTGAAGATGCCATCCTTATTATATATGCGCTCACACCAGTTGCCCATCTCCTGCTCGTTGAACATCTGCAGGACATATTCGAGTGACATATTGCTGCGGATGGTCTCTGCGACCTCTCGCAATTTGTCTGGACATGCTCTGACAAGCTCCCACAATATGCTATCGTGACCAGCGAAGGCATAGCTGCCGATGCTTTCATCGAATGTCTCATGCGTGATGGTATAGTCATATTTGAGATATGAGTCATTGCGCAGGCCGAAGAGGGTATCCATATCATAAGGTATGAACATCCAGTGGATACCATCCCATGTGACGAGCATCATGTTCTTTACACGGTTATCCACTCCCATGAAGTAGTCCGTGATGAGGAACCAGGCAAACGGTGCTTCATTGATGAAGTACCCCTGGTATTCAGCCTGGAACTTGGTAGGATTGCCCTTGCAGGCGTATATCCACTGCCACAGTCTCTGCACGGCTGCCTTATCCTCAGGATCGGCTGTATCCCAAGTTTTATCTGGCTTGAAGCGGAATTCCAGCGCAGCATCGAAGCGTGCGAGATCTGCGGTGCCGAAGAGACAGATAGGCTCTGAGTTATTGAGGAACTCCAGGCAGATGCACTTGTTGCGCTGTCCTGCCAATGTTGCTTCATCATTGAATCCCTCGATGCCCTCGAAGCCATAGACAATTGCAGATCCGGACTTTTCATTGTTAAAGTTGTACTTGCCGAGATAAGCATTCGTGCCATCGCCATTCTGGTCATAGAACACGTCAATCGGGAAACCATCGACACCAATGCGCACGTCATACTCACCCTTATAGGCTGCCTGTGGAGGTGTCAGCCATCCGCAGCGCTTGAATACGTCATTGACGATGCGCACCGCACCTGTATTGTGGGTTGATGAGGAATCACAGAAGTCTGCCTTGATGCAGAAGATGTCAACTGGGCGTGCACCAGGCTTGAAGGAATAAAGGAAGTCCTCCTGCAGCACACCATTAATGAAGAGCTGCGTGCCATACTTCTCGCTACGGCTCATGTAGATGCGGTAGTTTTTCCGAGCGTATGTCGTGGAGGATGTACCCTGAATGCGGAGACCGCACTGCTTGATGACGAAGTCATACTGCTTGCCGTATGGCGAGTAGAAGTAGATATCAACCGGAATCTCGAACTTCTTGTTGTTGGTCTGGTTGAGCAGGTCGATATCACCGACAATGCGCATCACACCCTTACCCTGTGCTCTGAGCTTCTCGATATCCACATCTGTGCCTTCGTCATTCATGACTGCATTCTTCTGGAAGAGGACAACCATCTCATCGCTTGTCTTGCGGTCAACCATGTAGTTTGCCAACTCCTCATCGTCGTTGAGTGCTCGGTTATAGATGCGGAGGTTGCGCAATTCAACGTCTGCATCATCAGAGAGGACTCGGATATCAGCAGGTGTCTGCTGTATCATGGAATCTGTCGCTGCATATCGGACTGCACTTGACAGAATGCCGTTGACATAGAGCTGCAGGAGTCGGTTGCCACCCTTGCCGCTGACAACGAAGGCTATCTTGTAGTTCATGTCTGCCGCAAACTTGGTGCTCACCTCTGTGCCTGCAGTCGTGCGGATCTTAGCCTCCTGCGTGGTCATTTGGAAGCCGACTCCATCAGCCATGCAGTCAAGGATGATGCCGTCACGGTCTGTGACGTTGCTGCACATCAGCTCCATCTCGTATGTAGCACCTGTGCTTGTCGCATCAGATGAGAATGGCTTGATGCCAATCTCAATGTTGGCGCCATTGGTCAGCTTCAGTGCATCGCCCGTCCAACCGTTACTGCTCCAGTCGAAGCCGCTGAACTTGGTGGTAATATCACCATATTGCCACACGCCTGGGTCTGCCTCGCTGCTTGCACGGCCAGAGGCGGTGAGTTTCAGCTGCAGGCCATCTGTGATCTCAACGATATCCACGCTGCTTTTCTCCACCTCAACAAAGAAATTGTAAGATGTTGCACCACTCTCGAAGCGCATACTGATTGTCCCCTGGTCGAGATAGCGGTTGGTGTATGTCTGTAGTGTGCGAGGCACGCTGACGGTCTGTGTCTTGATGTCGTCTCGATAGACAGACATGGAAGCAGGTGTTGTGGCAGGGTCATAGGCTACGAAGTCAAATGACATCTGCTCATACTGACCTGCCTTGATGGTTGGCGTGAGATGATCATCAGTAAAGATGGTACCATCGGCAGATGTAATCTTGGCACCGATATAGGGTGCTTCGTCAGCACCTCTCAGTATATCGAAGTAGATGCTGTCTGAGCGCAGGGTCAGCGTTGGGCTTGCCTCCATCTCAGCCACCATCTGAATGGTATGTCTGCCGTTCTCCAAGCCAGTCATCGCCAGATTGAAGCTGCTATTCGTCGTGCCGCTACGGGTGACGGTCTGTGCATTGCGCTGCTTGCCATCGACATATAATGTCACCACCTTGGTGCCGGATCCACTGACGGCAAACGGTATGTTGACCGTCTCATCATTAGCATATCCACCGAGTGCCACGCAGTCGGCAATATTGAATGATGATGCCAGCGAGAGCGTGACTGCCTTGACTGACGTGTATGCCTGTTTGGTCTGCTTGTTGCCTGTCAGAGGATCTGTTGTGGAGGCAATGACATAGATATCAGTTGTGCCTAACTGCAGATATTTGGTCAGGTCGAGTTGATAGCTGCCACTGCTGACATCCTCGATGGTATCGCTATATATGGTCGTTGCGCCTAACTTCATCAGCACTTTGATGGTTGCTTTCTGGCCTGTCGATTGCCCTTTCTCATCACCAGAGCTGTACTGGTGGTCGTATTCGTAGGTCAGCATGGAACTGCCACCACGCTTGACAATGCTGTTATTGACAACAGCCGAGAGGACTATTTTGGTGGTTGAGGTCTCACCACCACCGCCACCGGAACCTGCAGGAACGTCAAAACTGGTGATTTCACCGTTGTTTTTATTTTTCAGCGAGACATGGACGGTCGAGCCATCATCGCTCACCTCGACATCTGTGGAGGCGAGGGTGTTGCCTTCTATCTCATTGAGTTTTGCTGCGATTGCCTTGTTTTCCACCGGATTGGTGCTCTCCTGATCCAGCGTCTCATCGACCTCCACGGTTGGTATGGTAATATCGATATTACCTGTAGAGTCCGGTGCTTTCTTCTCTCCATTGACGGTTACCTGCTTGACGGTTCCGGCTCCCCCGAAGTCCTCCCATGAGGCGGTGGAATCCCACGATGTGGTATCTGTGCTGATAAACTGCTTTGTCAGCCACTTGCCCTGTGAGATCTCGAATGTGATGCAGAGACCCTTGGTGCGGTTTTTCT